ATCAAAGACTTTTTTAGAAAGTCTAAGATAGAACAAGAATCAGTAAACTCATTAGTAGAGTATGAACTATACTCATTGACCGATGGCGAAAGACCAGACACACTTGCAACGAAGATGTATGGTAATGGTAATCTACATTGGACATTCTTTCTTGTCAATGACATAGAAAACTATTATGATTGGCATAAAGATGTTGGTACATTTGAGAGATACATTGATAAAAAATACCCAGGTCAGTATGCTATAGGAACTACAACTGCTGAGATTGTATCTGCCAAATCATTTACAGGTGATGATGCTAATAAGTTTTTACTAGGCGAAAAGGTCACAAGTGTATCAGCAGAAGGAAGAATTATAACTGTTGAACCCGAAAAATACAGAATTGCAATTGAGACTGTATCAGGAAGTTTTGTTTCAGGCGAAACAATAACAGGTAAAGTTTCAACAAGAACATTTACACCAAGTTCAGTAATCAATCATAGAGATGGCGTGAAGTATTATGAGAACGCAGACGGTCTTAGAAAAAATCAAGATGCCGTAGGTTATACTTCAAAAACAATCTATGATTGCGAATACGATTTAAACGAATCTAAGAGACATATAAAAGTCATCTCACCCAATATCATAAACAACATAGTGAGAAGATTTGAAAAAGTAATGACATCATGAGTAATAATTTTCAACAAGGTGAACTTGTTGTTGATTCAGTATCTATAGTAAATCCAGAAAAGGAATCAGTAGATATACTTGGATTAACATCTAACATAACCATATACGAATCAATAGATAAACCATTCTTGTCTGGTCGTATAACTGTTGTTGATGGTTTAGATATTATCAAAAACTATAAACTAGTTGGTCAAGAATCACTCACAATTAAAGTGAGACAAAGAGAAGGTTCAAATGACGAGATGTCATCACCAGAATTTTCTATTGATAAAGTATTCAGAATTTACAGTGTCACTAACATTAAAACAATTGACCAACTTACTAAATCATATGTACTACATTTTGTAGACCCCAAATTCTTTATATGTCACAAGACTAAAATTAATCAAACTCTTCGTGGTTCGTATTCTAATATGTTGCTACAAGTCTTAGAAGAGAACGCAGGTTTCAAAACTCTACCAAAGACTGCATACGATAAATGGGACGAAACAGAACCAGGACATCATCAAGTAGTTGTACCAAATTGGAACATTAATAAGTTCATAAGTTTCATATGTGAAAATGCAGAGTTGAAGTCAAACCAATCTTGGAAGAATAGTATGTTCTTTTATCAAACTCTTAGTGGTGAATTTAGATTTGATGGTTTTCAGAGTATGGTCTCAAGAGAATTTCCTATAGGGTTTGACCATTATCCAAGAAACAATATTTCTACCGAAGACCACGACTTAAATGAAGAATTCGTTGGATTAAATACTCAAATAATAAATTATGAAATGCCACAAAGATTCAATACAATGAAAGGTGTATCTCATGGTTCATATGCATCAATGTTAAAAACTTATGATCCAGTTAGAAAACTAGAAGAAGAAAATGTATATTCTATTTCAAAAGTCTTTGAAAGAGGAAACGATGACGGACATGTATCTAAGTTTCCTATGATAAGAAGTTCTTCACCAGAAACAATTTACAAAGCAGATGATATGATTTCTTCTGCTGATAGTCCAGAGTTTAATGAAGAGACTATAGACTTTGCACCAGATGTATCATACGATTCTTATGTCATGCATAAAGTAAATATGACAAATGCATTTTCAGATGAAGCAAAATTAGTAGACGCTAGTGACAATAAATCTATAACACAACAAAAGGGACAAGAATACAGAGATTCTGGACCCCTTGAAAGAAGAGCATTATTATCTATGTTTGAACAAAATGTAGTTAAAGTTGTTATACCATTTAGAAGTGATATCTCAGTTGGCACTGTAGTCAGATTGACTCTACCAACACATGAGAAAAAGGACGATGACCAACCTGGAGATGAAATGATGGATAACAGATATCTAATAGGTAAGATGACTGTAAGTATAAACCCATTAGCGAATACAGGAAAGTTGACATTACAAACAATCAAAGAAAGTTATGGTGTAGATATAACAACATATAAACCATTAGACAAAGTATCTAAACCAGAGGCATCATAATGGATTGGTATTACGGCATAGTAGAAGATAGAAACGACCCATTGAAGATTGGTCGTGTTAGAGTTCGTGTTCATGGTTGTCATACGGATGATAAGAATAAAATATCCTCACCAGACTTACCTTGGTCACATGTTATCATGCCCACGACAAATGCTGGTCTTGGTGGGTTTGGTATTCAACATTCTCTCGTAGAGGGAACTACTGTATTTGGTTTCTGGAGAGATGAAGACATGCAAGACTTTGTTGTCATGGGTGTTCAACAAGGTATCTCACAACAAGGATATAAAGAAACTATAACCGATGAATTAATTCTTCGTGGTGTAGATAAAGGTTTCAATGACCCTAGAAGAAATACACAAACTGATTACGATGGAACTAACGATGGTTTAAATCCGCCTAGTGCTCCACAAAGACCAAACTCATTATCAATTGCCTTAGATAAATCACCGCATCTACTTAAAGATGCAGGTATAAAATACGATGGTACAGGTTCAGTTAGAACAGAATCTACAGAGGCAGAAAAGACATTACCCTATTATCCTTTAGTAAAAGATGCAACAGATATAAATGTATTTACAACAGGTGATGCAAAGTATGACTCAAGGGATATGTCCAAGTATATCACAAATGCTAAGTCAAATGCAACCCCTTTATATCCTTTCAACAAAGCATTATATACTGAGTCAGGCCATATTGTAGAGTTAGATGATACACGAGACAACGAAAGAATTTCAATAGAACATAGAACAGGTACTTTCTATGAAATAGATAAAGATGGTAATGAGATTCATAGAGTAGTCAATGATAACTATACAGTTATATGTAAAGATAACGAACTCTATGTTGGTGGTAAAGTAAACATAAAAGTTTTAGGTGATGCAACAGTAAATGTTGATGGCGAAACAAAAGTACATTCTAAAAAGAAGATGACCTTAAGTTCAGGTAATGAAGTTGAAGTTGTCGCACCAATAGTATCAATCAATGGTGCAGAAGTGAAACTGAATTCATAATGGCTATAACACTACAAGTTCCAAGTTCGTTTGCTTGTCCGAATGATGACATATTCTCTTTACCAACTAGAGAAGATTTAGTCAATGCAATAAACGATATCGCAAAAATCCCTGGTGAGTTAAAAGCAGAGGCAGTAAAACTAGGTGATGAACTTTCTGTAGAAGCACAAGAAGAAATAGACAAGATTGTTGAAGACATAGAAAAGTTTATGGACAAGATTGCTGATATATTGAGTCCTTATTGGAAGAAAGGTCAGACTCGTAATTGGCAGAAAGAAGCGAAAGATGCGATTACAGAATTCATACAAGAGTTTCACATCTATGTACCAACTAAAGTTGCAGAACTAATATCAAAAATTATACCTGTCTCTTTAAAACTAAGTCTCTTCGGATTGACTATCGATTGTCTTAGATTGTTCGACCCAGCATATCAAAAGGAATTACAAGACCAGATATCAGGAATAACAAAAGAACATCTTGCAGAACTTGAAAAGATTAAAGAAGACTTGAAAAAGGATGTTATAACCCAAGAAGAGTTTGAGAAGAAACTAAAAGAGTTAAACGAGAAGAAGAGTAAGATTGTAGATAAGTTCTTTGCATTTATTCCAGAAAAGATTAGAGGGTTTAACGCAGAGTTTGGTGTCAAGTGTGATGAATGGAAAGCAAAGATGACTTGGCAATACATTAAAACTAAGATACAAGAATTCTTAACTAATGGTTTACATGCCGTGTTTGGTAAGTTGATTGATAAGTTTGATGAGATATGGGATGCATTAGGTTTGCCTAGTCTCATATCTTTATTCACTGTGGACATTCCTACTCTAATTGATAATGCAATCAAATCGTTCAAAGAAAAGAGAGATAAATTAGTAGAAGACCTAAAAGACCCAGAGTTAGAACAAAAGGCAAGAGATAAAATATTAGAAGAGATTGATGGTGTCAATAAACAGATAACAGATGCATTAAATGAATTTAGTATCTTTGGTTTTGATATCGCAAAGATTATAGGTGGTAAAGTAGACGAAACTGTAACCTCTATTGAAGATAAGATTGTAGAAATCAAAATCGCATTTGAGGATTTCAAACAAAACTGGCAGAAGAAGTTGATGTTTGATTGGGTTAAGTTAGTTAAGAAGTTTTTTAGTGCGATAGGTTTGGGTTCAATATTCAAACCAATCTTTTTTACTTTATGTGACTTACTTAAACTTATTGGTTTCCCTCCATCAATACCAAAGATTGGTGCGATTGCAGGTTTGACAAGTATAGTTCAGACAGAACCAAAAGTAAACACATATGTTCCTGATAGAGGAGACGATAGTGGTATTAATTTTAAGAACGGAGATAGTGAGACAACAACATTTGATATTCCTGTCGCATCAGGAGATACAAAAGTATTTAAAGACGGTGTAGAATTAGAGATAGGAACAGATTATACAGTATCGGGTGGGTTAAATCCTAAAGTCATTTTCAGTACGGCACCTTTATTAACCGAAAGTGTATCAATACTGAAAATATAATAACGGAGATGTATAAATAGATATATGGCAAATCTCAATGACTACTCAAAACCTAATTCTAAAGTAAATGCTCAGAAGAACGAGTATACAGACTTAGATATACTATTTAGTGCGAATCCTATATCAGGCGATATCACAACTAAGAAGGATTCAGATGCAGTTAAGAGGTCAGTAAGAAACATTTTGCTAACCAATCACTATGAAAGACCATTTAAACCAAACTTTGGTGCAAATTTGAGGTCTCAATTATTCGAATTAGATGGTATTGGCGCAAAAAAGAGAATAACAAAAGACATAATAGAATCATTATCAATATTAGAACCTAGAATTGGTAATATAAGAGTGGATATAAGTGATTCTGAGGCAAACAACATAGATGTAAGAGTCAGTTATGTTATTAGAAACGGATTAAAACAATCAAGTGTAGATTTTACAGTAAGTAGGGTACGATAATGACAATAAAAAGTTCACAAATAAACGCAACAGACCTAGATTTCGAAGAAATTGGCGATAATATCAAGACCTATCTTAAAGGTCAAGAAAAATTTAAAGATTATGACTTCGAAGGTTCTAACATGTCAGTTCTTATTGACATGTTGGCATATGCAGGACATATTGGTGGTCTAAATACAAACCTTGCAGCCTCAGAAATGTTCTTAGACTCAGCACAATTAAGAAAGAATGTCGTATCTCGTGCAAAAGACTTAGGGTTTACACCTGCATCTGAAAGAGCTTCAGCTGCTCAGATTGAACTTAAGCTTACTAATATCGCTAACGCAAACGGAACTATACCAACAGCGAATGACATGACCCTAAACAGAGGTCACAACTTCTCTACAACATTCGATGGTGTATCATATAACTTTGTTAATGCATCTTCAGTAGTACCTATTAGAGACAATCAAGTATTCACCTATGCATTGGTAGATATCATTCAAGGTCAGTATGTGACAGATTCATTCGTATTTGATAATCAGATTAAAAATGCAAAGTTTGTATTGTCAAATGCAAGAGTTGATAAATCCAGATTAGAAATATCTGTAAACTCAAACGGTTCAGTATCAAAGTATTCACTCTCAACAGAAGTGTCAACAATTACAAGTTCAACTCGTGTATTCTATGCACAAGAAAACGAAGAAGGATTTTTAGAGATATACTTTGGTGATGGTGTATTGGGTAATGGTTTAAATGATGGCGATGTTATAAATGCCACTTACATTGCAGTAGATGATATTCATGCTGATGGAGCAAAAATATTTACATCTACAGATACAATCAATGGATTTTCAAACGCTACTATCACGACATTGACAATTGCTGGTGGCGGTGCAGAGAAAGAATCTATTGAATCAATTAAGTTTAAAGCAACAAAGTTCTATACATCACAAAATAGATTAGTCACATTGAATGACTATAAGGCAAAGGTGCAAGAATACTATCCCAACGCCGATGCAGTTGCAGTGTGGGGTGGTGAAGACAACGATCCACCTGAGTATGGTAAAGTATTCATAACACTTAAACCACAAAATTCAGATTACTTATCAACTGTAGAAAAAAATCAAGTACAGAATAAACTAAATCAACTTAACATGTTGACTGTTAGACCTGTAATTGTAGATGCAGAGATAGTTAAAATTCTATTGACTACTGTATTCAAATACAACGAAGCAGATACTACATTATCAAAAGGAGAGTTAGAGACCATAGTAAGAAATGGTATAGTCTCTTTTGATAATACAAATTTAAACAACTTCGATAGTATATTCAGACATTCAAATCTCGCCAAGGCGATTGATGAAACGAATGTTGCAATACTATCCAATGTAACCAATGTTAGATTGCAAAAACGAAAACATCTTAAGATAAGCCTTACAGAAGGTTTTAATGTTATATTCGGAAATGGTTTTTATCATCCTCATGACGGTCATAACAAGACTGCTGGGGGCATTTTAACATCAACAGGTTTTAAGGTCGAGGGCGATACAGTCAATACCTACTTCTTTGATGATGATGGTTCTGGTAATGTCAGACGATATTCATTAGATAGTGGTACGAGAGTATTCGCAGACCAAAGTGCTGGTACTATAGATTATGCCAGTGGAAAGATTTCGATTGATGCCATCAAATTTACTTCAACAGTAAATAGTGACACATCGATAGACTTCACCGTTATACCTTCAAGTGGCGATGTTGTTGCAATTAGGGGTTCCCTAGTTGACATCAGCATTGACGACATTAGGGTTAGTGGCGAAGTCGACACCATTAGTAGTGGTGAGAGTAGTGCTGGGGTAGGTTTCGTATCTACATCTAGTACAAATTATTAATAATATGAAAAAAGTGGTCATGGTTTATGCCATGAGTAGTTTCCCATTCAATTGGATTATAGGAGGAAAATAGAATGGCAGATAAGAAAATAACAGCATTAACAGAGATAGCGGCAGGTGATGTCAACAGTGTAGATTTACTACATGTGGTTGATAACCCAGGCGGAACTCCGGTTAATAAAAAAATGAGTTTGGCAAGAATGTTTAACAATCTTCCAACTTACATTGCATTTGATGATGTTGAAGCATTAACAGATGCAGGTGCAATCAGCAACACTAAAGCAGTGACAACACTAGACATGACCAGCGAAGGCGGTGATGTTCAGTTTACACTTGCTAGAGGTGTTTCAGTTGGACAAATTAAAATCATCGTAAGAAATGATGATGGTGTTTCACATAATGCAGATATTACCGTCACAGGTTATAAAGATGCATCAGGTGCTCCTCAGATTCTTTTAGAAACTGGTGGCGCTTGTGTCTTAATTGCATTGGGTTCAGAGGGTTCATTAGTTTGGCATCCACTCTCAATCGTTGGAACAGGTTCAACAGTAGCTGGTATCTAATACCAAATAGGATTCATAAATGGCACATGAAAAACACATTGTAGATAGATTATCTACTCGACTACCAAGTCTTCTTCCTGAGTATATCAGAGATGAGGCACCAGTATTTGAGTTGTTTCTACAATCATATTTTGAGTACCTAGAATCCGAAATCATAGTCCTGACATCGAAAGGTGAATTAACAGGAATACGATACGAGGACGGTACCTCTGAGACAGCCTCTTCAGTGCTGATTGAAGAAGGTACCGAAACCTCTGCTCCTGATATATTAACATCTAAGTTAATACAAGAGGGAGATATAGAACCATTCTCAGTAGGTGAATACATCTACGGAAATAAAAGTGGTTCAGTTGCAAAGATTAAAGTTATTAATGGTCTAACATTAATAGTAGACACTATATCGGGTACAGGTTTCTCAGAGACAGAAACAATCACAGGAAGAGATGGTAATCAGAACGGTGTAGTTAAGACATATAAAGAAAACCAAGTAGTCGCAAACAACAGACTATTAGATTATTCAGATATAGACCAAACATTGGAAACATTTTTACAGTATTTCCAAAAAGATTTCGTACCATCCCTAGATTTAAAAGAGACACAAAACGCAAGATTAACTATTAAGAATATCGGAACACTGTACAAACAAAAGGGTACTGCTGATTCTGTTAAGTTCTTGATGAGATTATTATATGGTGAAGATGCCGAGATATCTTACCCCATAGACGAAACTGTATTCGCATCCGAATCGGGATATGGTGAAGATAGAAGACTTGCAATTTCAATGAATCTATCACAAGCTGTACCATCAGCAACTGATAGAATAAGACAATATGACATTAACGATGCTAGTATTGTGACAGCAGAGGCAGTTGTAGAACAAGTATCACCAATAGATTTAGCAAACAATGAGTATTCACTCTCTATATCGAAAGACCATAGAGGAACATTTGAGTTCAACAAAGAGGCAAAAGTATTAGATAGAGATGGTGTCACCGAGTATATCGGAACAGTTAAAGGTATTGTATCTACAGTAGACCCAACAAACGGTTCAATCTATTTCTCATTAGAAGACTCAACTGGTTCTATATTAGATGAATCTGGAAATGGTTTACTGCATGAAGAAACTTCAATTGGTTCTATGTATAGTCCTCAAGACTTCATCAACTTCACTGGTTCGAAAACAGATACAGATGCAAATAGGGCATTAGGTAATGTGACAGGACTAACTAGAGGTCCTGTAGAAAAGATTTACATAGAAACTACTGGTCAAACTTACAGTGGTGGAGATATTGTAGTATTTGATGACGAGGGTACAGGCGGAGGTGGTGCAGAAGGTATCATTGGTGCAGTCGGTGATGAGATAATCTTAGAAGATGCTCATGCAGATGAACAGTATGAAATAACCGCAGTTGCAAACCAAACTGTATTTGGTGGTGTAATACAAAATGGAACTAGATTCGATAATGTATTAGATGACCATGGCAAACCAATTTCAATTAACAGATTTCACGGTGCATTAGAAGTTCACATCGATGGCATAGTTCAATCACAATCAACATATAGTATAGAACCACAAAAGATAACATTCACAACAAATCCAAATTTAAGTGGCGGAGAAAGAGTAGAGATATTTACCGATAAGAGTAGATTACTGTACGAAGATGGTACAGAGATGTTAATCAATGCATATCAAAATACTGATGGTGGTTCAATTGTATCAACAGACCAAAGAGTAAGACGAGTCGAAATAACAAGTGGTGGTGCAGGATATGAAACACTGCCTCAAGCATTCCCAGGTGGTTATCTATACTTTAAAGATACAACAGGATTCCAAAAGGGTGAAACTATTACAGGTTCTACTTCAAACGCTACAGGTACAATTTTAAGACTAGAACCGAAAAAGAACAGACTCGTAATTAAAAGATTTAGTACTGATACTGGTATTTTCCAAGCCGGCGAAAACATAGTAGGGGGAAATTCTTCTACAACTAAAGTTTGTAGTAGTGCTAAGGTATCAGATGGTACAGGTGCTAAGTTCTTTGCATGGTCATCTAGAATTGGTGGTATTGAGAAGGTAACTTTACTAGACCAAGGTAGTAAGTTTGATTCAGATGCAGTATTAGATGAAGCAACATCTTTCCATAATATGTTGATAACTACACCATCGGGTACTCTAAACAAAGGCATAACAATTACTGGTGTAATTTCTGGTGCTACTGCAACAGTTCAAAATTACGATACAATCAGACAAATACTCAAGTATAAAAACTTAAAGGGTATGTTCATCAATGATGAAAAGGTAACTTATGAAAGTTCAGATAGTTTCTTAATTCTTAAGAATGACCCATATACTGCAAGAGGTAAAGTTGCTGGTGAAGGTTTAATAAACGATGGTTTCTTAAGTGACAAAGGTTATCTATCTTCTAAAGTTGCAAACATACAAGACAGTAAATTCTATCAGTCTCACTCTTATGTTATTAAAGTTGGTGAGTCAATCAATAAGTATCGTTCTATAGTTAAAGACTTAGTTCATCCATCAGGTCACTTATTCTTTGGTGAGGTTGCACTCAAGTCTCAACTTTTAGGTTCATCATTAGATGGTGTTAAAGAAATACCATTCGATGTTAATGAACAGAACAAAATGGGAATTATTTCTACAGAGTTTGTTCCCACAATTGTCATTCAGGCATACCCAACAGACAATATGTTGTTCGAAGAATCTACTAGAGATAAATCAGTTAGAGTTCTAACTGAAGATGGTCATCTGTTAGAAAATGAAGACTCCAGAGACAATGTAGCACATCTAAGTAAAGAAACTCTCATGTTGTTCCATACTACTTCGGCTGAAGTTGCTGGCCAAGATATGATTACTCAGTATGTAGAAGCATCAGGTACAAACATATCAACAGACAAACACAAAGGTGCAGGTCATTTAAACATTCTAAACAGGAAAGAGTTTATAACAAGTGCATTAGATACTAAAATAGATAATGACCCAAGTACTGTATCATCAATTAGAAGACCGACAATAACAGAATTCAATACATTCATACAAAAATCTCCAAGAAGAGATGGCGCTGTGACTGTATTAAATCTCGACACTGCCGACCACGATTACTATGTGAATAATTCAAATGTTCCATTGACAAGTGAATACGGTAATGTTGCGATAAGACCTGCTGACTCTGGTAAAGTATTTCAGTTCTGGCATCCGTCAGAAGAAGTATTGATACATGAAGACGGCACAAAGATTTTAAACGAAGAACCTTTAAACTATGTAAGATTCGATCCATTCGATAGAGACTTATATGGTGAAAAGATTTTAATGGAAGATGGTTCAGGTAGTTTCTTACTAGAAGATGAAACTGTACCTGAGACTAGAGAGTATTTTGTGACTGAAAGGTCAATTGAACTAGACAATTCTTACATGTATATGGAAGACAATTCTAGAATAGTATTCGAAGATGGTATTCCTGTAGTAGATGAAGAGTCAGGCGAAGAGGTACATACATTCATTCCAATTGGTCCGACTTTAAAAACCCTAAATAAGATTGCATTCCAAAATTGTTATAAGATAGCTAAACCCATGTATCTAGAATCTGGAAATGCCGCTAACAATGTAAACGGTGTTAATACAGAATATGGTGCAATGGATGAAGATAGAATCTTATTAGAAGATGGCATAAGTGGTCTACTTTCAGAAGATTCTGAAAAGGATGGACTAACAATTAAACAGATGAGTGACATGACAGGTCTTTTATATGTCGAAGAGATAGATAAGAAACAGAGAAGAAGAACTAATATAGCATTTAGTTCCTATGTTAATTCATCAAATATTACAAATAGTGCCTTGGCATTGTTATAAATAATAGAACGAATTATAAAAAATAACTTGGAGTTATAAAGAAAATGGCAGCAATAATCACAGAAAAATTTAGAACGCACAATGCAAGGCAGTTCATTGAAGACTTCTCAGAGAGTGGTCAAAAGAACTATGTCTTTATTGGTCGTTCACACGCATGGGCAGATGACACACAACCACCTCCTCCTGCAAACTCAGAATCAGAAGAAATCGGTGTATATGAAGACATGATTGCCCTAAAGGCAGTTGCTTCAACTGATATCTCACATGGATTGGTAAGATATAATTGGACAGATGGTACTAAGTATGATGAATACAGAGACAACTATTCTGCTTCAAATACAACCAATGTCACAAATGTATCTAACTTCTTCGATGGAAGAGGTTATGTAATTACAGACGAATTTAAAGTATACAAATGTTTAAGAACAGGTGTTGATGGTAATGGTGCAACTATAAATTCTACAGTTAAACCAACAACTATTTCAACAACAGTTCCTGAAGTTACCGCAGATACAGGTGCATCTTTAGGATATATGTGGAAATTTATGTACTCAGTTACCGCTTCAGATGTTATCAAGTTTGTCACTAACGACTTTATACCAGTAAAATCACTTGGTGCTAAATCTGCTGTAGTGGGTTCTGGTACAAATGGTGGGTTCGGTTCAACTGCTGATGATGATGGTTCTGCTCAATGGGATGTTGAAAACGCTGCCGTAGACGGTGCAATTTATCATTATGTCGTAACCGCTGCCGGTTCTGGTTACACAAGTGGTTCATCAAATACATTTACAGTTAATGTTCCTGTACAAGGGGACGGTTCTGGTGCAGAAGTCACTTTAAGTTTCACTTCAGGTAATTTAACTCAAGTATATCATCGCTCTGGTACTAGTTATTGGGGAACAGGTTATAAAAGAGCATCACTACCTACATTAGACTCCAATGTTTCAGGTATTGCAGGTGGTTCAGGTGCTACAGTTCATATTATAATGTCGCCAATTAATGGTCATGGTGCTAACCCTATCGAAGAAATGGGTGGTAACTATGCAATCGTAAACTCTAGATTAGAGTTTGGTGAAGGTCTTGATGGTGGGTTTAGTGATTTCCCAACAGACAATGACTTCAGAAGAATTGGTCTTATTAAGAATCCAGTAAAAGCATCATCTGGTGCTGTTTCTGGAGATGCAACAATGACTGCAACAAATATGTTGACAGTTGATAATGCTTCTTCAATTAATGTTGATGACTTACTTACAGATGCTTCATCTGAATCAGCAACCACTGCTAAAGTAAGAGTTGTATCTAAGACAAGTAATACTCTAAAAACTTTACCTGTTGCTAATGCAGGTGGCGAATATGTCGCATTTGCAAATGATGATGAAGTCTATAAAGCTGGCACAAAAGTTGCTGATGTCACCGCATCTGGTGTCTCTTCTGCTCATCCAGAAATGCAAAGATTTACAGGTCAAATTCTCTATGTTGAAAATAGAGGCGCAGTTTCAAGAGCCGCTGACCAAATTGAAGATATTAAACTAATTATTGAAATGTAATATAGGGAGTTTAACTCCCCCTTTTACATTCTTAAATTTAAAGAAGATTAAACTATGTCAGAAAAAACAGACTTAAATATATCACCATACTACGATGACTACAATGAGGATAACAATTATCACAAAGTACTCTTCAGAGCAGGTAGACCCCTACAGGCAAGAGAACTAACTCAGTCACAATCAATCTTACAAAACCAAATACAAAAATTTGGTAATCACATGTTCAAAGAGGGTTCGATTGTAAATGGTGCAGAATCAGACATCGACATGGATGTCGAATATGTTAAAGTCGAGGCAACTAATCCTAACTCTACTGGAACAGCTGATATCGCTACATATCTAAGTGGTTTCGCAGGTAAACTAATTCAAGGAGAGACAACTGGAGTCGTTGCAGAGGTAGTCAAAACAGTTGCATCTACAGGAACAGATTTAGCAACTATTATTGTAAGATATTTACAACATGGTACAGACGAAACTGCATCAACAAATCCTTCAGAAAGATTTAGTCCTTCTGAAGAGATAAGTGAAGTTAATGTTAGTGCCGCTGGTGCAATAACCACTGCATCAAATAACAACGAATTCAAAGTAGCTGCACTTGGTCTTTCACCAGTCGGCCGTTCATCTATCGCAAGTATAAATGAGGGTGTTGTATTCTTAAGAGGATACTTCGTCAAAGTAGATGCACAAACAATTGTATTAGAAAAGTATAATGGTAAACCTTCCTTTAGAATTGGTCTAGACATTGTAGAAGAACTTGTTGGTTCTGGTACTGATACAACTCTACTAGACAATTCACAGGGAACAACAAATGAAAACGCTGCTGGTGCAGATAGACTTAAGTTTACACTAACTCTTAATAAGTACACATTAACCGCTACAACCGACACCAACTTTGTAGAATTAGGAAGAGTTAGTAATGGTGTTATAGAATTAGAAGTAAAAAGACCAGTATACAATCATATAGAAAACACACTTGCACAAAGAACATTTGATGCGAATGGTGATTTTGTAATACGACAATTCACACATTCATTTAGAGAACATTTACTAGACGGATTCAATAGAGGATTCTATGAAGCGTATCAAGGTGGAGATGAGAGTCAATTTGTTATGCAAGTCTCTCCTGGTAAAGCATATGTTAAAGGTTACTCTATTGATAAAACAGGCACAACCAATTTAACATTAAACAAGGCAAGAACAACAGAGTCGCTTACAAACGCAAACACACCTGCTAGATTAGGAAACAAATTAAGAATTCAAAATTCACATGGTCAACCAGAGTTTGGTGATTCTACAAATACAGAGTCATACAAAGCTATTCAATTTTTTGATAAGGCAATTGCAAGTGCAGGAACATTAAATGCATATTCAGATGCAGACTATGTTGGTCATATTGGTTTTGCAAGAGTAAGAAACATTGACGAACAATCAACTAGTTATGAAAATCTATATCTATTTGATATCAAGATGTTCACAATGTTAAGTTGTACAGTTGGCGCAAACAACTTTAAGGCAGGTGATAAAGTCACAGGTTCAGCATCTGGTGCAACAGGTATTGTTGCATATGCAGATACTACAAACAATCATGTTATGGTACATGATGTTGTTGGTACATTTAAAACAACAGATGCCCTTGCACTAAAAGGACAAGGTACATACAGTTCGTCTTCTACTATCACTGCTGTTCGTAGTTTTCAAGTAGAAGATGCAAGAAGTGTTGGTCAAACTAAGTCTTCTGAAACAACAGGAACACAACACTTTACTGCCAATATTGCATTAGACCACGACAAAATTATATCGGGTCTAACAACAATCTCTACTGGTGGTGCTCTAACAGGTGTTGGTACTGCCTTCTTGACTGAACTAAGAAAAGGTGATATAATCTTAGATGGTCAAGGTAATGTTCAAGTAATTGATTCGGTTACAGACAATTCCAATGCACAAACTATTGCTACTGGAAGTGTTGGTGATGCTGTTCAAGTTGGATTACTTAGACGAAGAGCAAAACTTTACAATCAAGACCAATCTGCTACAGTATTTGCATTCCCTAGAGACCATGTAAGTAAATCAACACCCACAGAGATTACAGTTAAGTATCAAAAAGAATTTACAGTTGGTTCTTCTGGTGAGATAACACTTACAAAAGAATCAAACGAGTCATTTGAACCTAAAAACAATGACAATTATCAGTTCGCAGTTGTAAAACAATCAACAGGAAGTCCAACAAGAGCTAATGGTGTAGTATTAGGAGGCGATGATGTCGCTTCAGTTAATGTGTCATCAGGTGAAGTTGTATTGGGTGCAGCTGCCGATGCTGGCGCAATCGTAAGGGCGACATATACAGTTAGTGTCACTAACCCAACATCGAAATCAAAGAACTTAAGAGAGTTTCGTGCATTAAGATTCACTAAGAATGATGCACATGCAGATAATCCATTCTATGGTACTGCATACGACCACAAAGAACTATCTCTTGGTGTTTCAGATGTATACAAAATCAGAGGTATATTTGAGGCAGTTCCAGGAACAGATACAAGTGGTGTTGCAACACCGCCAAATGCAGTCATAACTCTAACATCTGGTACAAGTGCAACAGGAAATATACTTAAAGGTGCTACAACAGGTGTTCGTGCTAAACTTATGAAGTTTGCTGATACACAAACATGTTATTTTTACTATTTAGGAACTGAAAAGTTTACCGCAGGCGAAACAGTAGTAGATGAAACAACAGGTGGAATTGCAACCATAACATCATTAGGAGTTCACTCTCCTGAAATCACAAATAGATACTCTTTAGACAATGGTCAAAGAGATGGTTATTATGACCACGCAAAACTTATTTTAAAACAAGGACAGACAACACCAAATAATCAAATAACAGTATTGTTTGATATGTTTACAGGTGGTTCTGGTGATTTCTATGATGTAAATTCATATACAAGTATTCCGTATAAGGACATTCCTAACTTCTCACCAAACAAAGTAGACTTGGGTGGTTTTGAACCAGATGGACAATTCGAACTTGCAGATGCAGTAGACTTTAGACCATCAGTTGGTCAACTATTTGGTGATGCAACTTTAGTTAGTGGAAGTTATGTATTCAATATTGCAAGTATATTAGATGTATCAGACTACAATAGTGGTAATGGTACAGGTCACTTAATATCTCCATTTTCATATGAAGCGAGAAACTTTGAATCTTCTAGAGATAATCTATTAGGAGTATCTAACGCTGATATTACGACATCACATTCAACATATTCAAGATGTCCTTTACCAACATCAATGATTAAGTCTAACATAGAGTTCTATGTACCTAGAATCGATAAAGTATTCTTACATAGAAGTGGAAAATTCGAAGTTGCACAAGGTAATCCGACCTTAACACCACAAAGACCAAACTCAATTGATGATTCTTTAGAGATGTTCGAATTGTTTATACCTGCATTTACAAGAGATGTAAAACAAATACAAGTAAAAACAAAAGACTATAGAAGATTTACAATGGGCGACATTGGTAAAATCAATCAGAGAGTCACAAACTTAGAAAGAATTACTGCATTGTCTTTATTAGAAAAAGACACACAAACAAAACAGATACTAGATGCAGATGGTTTCGATAGATTCAAATCTGGTTTCTTAGTAGACAACTTCAGAGGTCACAAAATTGGTGATGTATCTCATCCTGATTATCATGTTGGTATAGATACTAAATTAGGACAATTAAGACCAGAATCAGTATCAAACTTCTTTGATATAGAATTAAATGCATCTGGTTCAACTGGTTATCAACAAACTGGTGATTTAATTACATTACCTTACTCACAAATATCATATGTAAATCAAGACAAGGCATCTAGACATGTCAATGTTAACCCATATCATGTATTTGCATTTATAGGTAATGTCAAATTAACTCCTGGTTCTGATATATGGAATGATACAGAACAATTACCAGAAGTTAGAATCAACAGAGAAGGAAACTTTGACGCTGTTCTGGCAGAGAATCAAAACTCACTTGGAACAATATGGAATAACTGGCAGACAACATGGGTTGGTGAACCAACTGTAGTTAATTCTTCAGTAGATGCATCTGTTCCAGGCAATTGGTCTGGTGACCCTGCTCAAGGTGGTGAATGGGTTCAAGGTACAATCATAACAAAAGAGATTACCGAAACACCAGAAATTCAATCAAGACGAGGTGTTAATACTTCAGTAGTTGAAGACTTTGTAGAAACAAGAAACGATAGAGTTGTTAGTGTCAGTGTTATACCTTTCATTAGAAGTAGAGAGATAACCGCAGTAGGAACTAACTTAAAACCAAACACAAAACACTTTGTATACTTTGATGGTATCAGAGTAGATGGTTATGTCACACCTAGTAGTGCTGACTTCTCACAAGATGGAACAACAAACAAAGGTGTTGGAATAAAAACAAATGGTAATGGTAAAGTAGAATGTAAGTTCTTAATACCTAATGACAACTTCCAAAGATTCCCAACAGGACAAAGAGAATTAAAAATAACATCTCAGGCATCGAATCAAAGTAATCCAGATTCAATGGGTGCAGAGATTTATCAAGCACAAGGTCTCTTAAACAGTTCACAAACAGAAATTGTATCTACTAGAAATGGTAGAGTTGTGACAGAAAGATTATCGGGTGAAAGAACAATTACAAGAAGAGGTGAAAGATTAAATGTGACAGGAGATGGTTCATTACCACCCCCACCGCCACCTAATCCGCCGGCTCCACCAATACCGCCGCCACCACCACCTCTACCACCAACACCAGTATTGGTGCCAGTACCAGTTCCGGTACCTGTGCCTGTGCCAGTCCCTGTACCAGTTCCGGTACCTGTGCCTGTGCCTTTGCCGCCGGTGCCTGTTCCTGTACCACCTCCTGTACCATTACCTCCAAGGTTCCCACCTGCTGATTTAATGGTTCTTCCAAGAGAAGACAGAAGAATATTTGACTTTGATATTCCAGCAGAACCAAGAGGTTGGCAAGACCCATTAGCAGAATCATTCATGGTAGAATCTGATGGTGGTATGTTCATAACATCTATAGATGTGTTCTTTAAGAGTAAGGCAACTAGTTTACCGGTATCAGTAGAAATCAGAAATATGGTAAATGGATATCCAGGACAGACAACTATACCATTCTCAATTGTGACAAAGAATCCAGATGAAGTCAATACTTCAGATGATGGTTCATCCGCAACTACATTTACATTTGAGTCACCTGTATACCTAGAAGACAAACATGAATATTGTTTTGTTGTGTATACTAACTCAACAGATTACGAGTGTTTCATTTCCAGAATGGGCGAAACAGATTTAATTACTGGACAGACAATATCAGGACAACCATACGCTGGTTCATTGTTCATGTCTCAGAACGCATCTACATGGACAGCAGAACAAACAGATGACTTGAAGTTTAATATGAGAGTCGCTAAGTTTAATACAACTACAGCTGCAAACATCGTGTTTAACAACGCACATTTACCACCTAAGAAATTGCAGAATAATTCAATAGAAACTTTTTCTAATCAATCATTCTTTAGAGTATACTCTTACTCACATGGTATGTACGACAATCAATCGAATGTTGTTATATATGGCGTAGAAGGAGATAAGAAGAATGGCGTATTAACTGTAGCAGGTTCAACATCAGGAACACCTAGTGCTGGCACATATAATAATAGTGGCGCCAATTGGGATTCCACAGGATATACCTACAGTGGTACTGGTACAGGACTTAAGATTGATACAATAACAGTTAATTCTGGAAATCAAATCAGTTCAGTGACAATCAAAGACCCAGGCGTAGGTTATACTGCAAACGAATCTATCACTATTAATAATTACGATGGTTCAAACAATGCAACAATAACATTATCAACAGTTGGAGATACCTTGGGTGGTTTCCCTGTAGATTCAATCAATAAAGTGTTCAATGGTATCAATAATTATGGTATCGACTCATTTGCATGTACACCAGACTTATCATCATATCACTTATCATATACCAATGCAGTTGAATCAACTATCGCTGGTGGTGACCAATCATATGCGACCACTAACATGTACTATGATGTATTACATACAATGATACCGTCTTTAACATATAAAGACACAACATTATTGTCAAGTGTTAGAAGAACAGGAACTAATTCACCTGAAGATAGTAATTTAGATTCAACATTTACATTACGCTCAAAGAATGAATTCATTACACTAAATGACAATAACTATTTCGAAAGACCTAGTATTATCGCATCGAGTATCAATGAATCAGAAGAACAGACTGGTGGCACAAATAATAAATCATTTGAATGTAGATTACAGTTTACTTCTGCTAATCAGAACTTATCTCCAGTAATTGATATTGGCACGATTGGTTGTTTGGGTATCATGAATAGAATTAATAATATTGATTCTGCTGATGACTTACCTGGTGGTTCAACTGGTGCTATGATTCATGTGCCTTCAACTGAACCAGATGGCGATAATAATGCCATGGTCTATATCACTAGAAAGGTAAATCTAAAGAATCCTGCAACTACATTGAAAGTTATTGCAGACAACTATAGACCACCTGAATCTGATTTGAAATTCATGTTTAAGATATTGAAGAATGACGAGACAACACCTATTGATGACTTAGGGTTTGAATACTTCAATACGAATGGGGATCCAGATGTGGTGACTGAAAGAGATGCAAGAAACTTTAAAGAATATGAATATACTGCTGAAGGTTTACCAGAGTTCACAGGTTTTGTAGTTAAGATTGTTGGTCAATCAAGTAATACTTCGATTGTACCACTAGTGACTGCATTGAGGTGTATTGCACTTGCCTAAGATAGTACAAAAAGTAGAAGGATTCTCAGACCTAATTAGGGATGAATCCTCTCACGCCATTATCAATACGAATGAAGAACAGTATGTATTGACAATGAGAAGAAGAGAGTTTTTAAAAACTCAAAAGAATGAAATAAATACTCTTAAGAAAGAGGTAACAGAAATTAAAGACTTATTAAAAGATATAGTAGAGAAATTACATGGCTAAAACAGTAGACAACTTCGCAACAATTGAAGACTTTAGAACTACCTATAACGAACTCGCATATGATGTGGGTGATGTTTCTGGTCTAAGAGCTGGATTAAAGACTGGAAACAACGGAACAATAGTTGATGCTGTTAATGTTTTAGAAGACAAACAGTTTTTCTTCCAAGAGTTCATATTCGTTGCATCAACAAACCAAACACTATTTACAGGTAACGATGAGTTCGTAAATAACTTAGTCTTTGTAAAAGACAAGATTCAAGTATTTAAAAACGAAAGACATTTGATAGAAGATGTAGATTTCATTATTTCTAATCCTACTGGTACAGGTTCGCATGAGGGTATCACACTAACAGGTACTTATGCATCTGGTCAAGCCAATGCAATGTCTACTAACGATAGACTTCATGTATACTCATACACTGGTGCATTTGTAGGAACAAATATTGCAAATTCAGTTGCATCATTCTTCCAGAAAACAGTTGAGAACACAATCTATAACACCAACGCAAACGGTGTTATTATAAATGGAGATAGTTCATCACCAACAACTCTACTAGAATCTGGATACACAATACAACTTGCAGGTAAGACATTTGCAGAAGATGATATCTTACTCACAACAGGCAAGACACTAACTGCACCTACTATCACTGATTCTACAATGAGTATTAACAGTGGTTCTATAACAGGCGCAGTCAACGGAACATTCTCAGGATTCTTAGATATCGAAGGCAACATTGATGTAAACGGTACATCTCATTTAGATGCTGTAGACATTGATGGTGCTGTGCATATGCAATCAACACTTCAAGTAGTTGACAATACAACCTTAAATGCAAATCTTACAGTAGAAGGAAACACAACATTAGGTAATGCCGCTAGTGATACGATTACATTCACAGGTTATGCAAACTCTCATCTAAGACCAGAAACAACTAATACATATTCATTGGGATTAACATCAAAGAGATGGTCAAATGTATTTTCAAACTTATCAAATGTATCAGGAACTGCAACAGTAGGAACTCTAACAGATGGTACATTGAGTATCACTGGTGGCGACATTACAAGTGTTGATGATATAACAGGTGATACAAACTCAGTATTCAAATCAGGTAGTGCTGTAGTTAATAACATCAAAGATTTTGATGGCACTCATACAATATTAGATACAACATCTGACCACAACAGTAATCCAAACGCAGGTTCTTTGACTGGTACAGTTTCAAGTCTTGCAAACCACACGACACAAAACTTAACAGAACATAGTTCTAATCTATATTATACAGATACAAGAGCAGACGATAGAATCGCATTAAAGAATATAGATTATCTTGCAAATGTAACCAATTCATCGCTTGCAAATGATGATGTTTTACTGTATAATGGTAGTGCATGGGTGAATACGCCAATGCAAGAGAGAGTTGAAGATATCGCTGGTGCAATGTTCACTGGTAATACTGAAACAGGTCTATCAGTCACATACAACGATGGTACAGGCAAAACAAATTTAGTAGTATCAGATTCAGATTTCACATTAACAGGCGGAGTCACAGGTACTGCTACTCAGACTGCAAAGGGTAATTTGACAATTGCAACTACTCTTAGAGCTTTGACTAAAGGAGATATTACTTCTACCGAACTTGCTCTAAATGACTTATACGATGTTTCAGATGCAAACAATACTAATGACCAAATTTTAGTTCAAACTGGTTCTTCATGGTCAAATGTTGGACTTACCGAGAAAGTACAAGACCTTTCTGGTGGAATGTTTACAGGTAATACTGAGACAGGTATTACTGCAACATATCAAGATGCCGATGGAACTGTTGACCTAGTAGTAGATAATTCTGATTTCACATTAACTGGTAAAGTCACAGGTACTGCTACTCAGACTGCAAAGGGTGATGTATCTATTGCAACCTCAGTTAATCTTGCATTATCAGACTTACCTTCAATCGACTTAGAAGATTTAGCAAATGTTAATAGTGGTGCAAGTACTGGCCAAGTATTAGTTTGGAGTGGTAGTGCTTGGAACCCTGCTGACCAAGCTGGTAGTACTAGTAATTTAACTGAAGACGCTTCTGCTGTATTCTTTACAGACAACAGAGTTGCAGATGTCTTTAAGATGACATCAACTCAAAATGGTACTGATAATGTTGAACTAAATAAAGGTATAAAACTCACCTACAATGATAATCCAGAAGGTGGTACTAACACAACTACAGATGGTGAGATAACATTCGAAGCTTCAGTGAGTAATGGTATTGCCTTAGACGGTAATGATATAGAGTTAGATTATAGTGTGATAACAGACTCAGATTTATCTAGTGGTCTTCCGAGTGGTAGTGGAAAAGAGATAGGTCATCTTTTCTTTTTAATATAGTGAACAAAATATGTCAGACGATATTTTTATAAAACATGATAAGAATGGTGGAACTTTTCAGCAACCCTTTTTAGCCAGAGTACCTGCAGCTGGTCAACAACCGAATATTGCACAAAGAGTTTATCAGGTTGCTACTCAAGGAACACAACCATTTACATATGATAACAGAATATCTGTAAATGTTAGACAACCCAGCGATGCACAAAATCCAATAATTGCTCAAGGTGTCGCACAAACAACTTATCAGCATAGGTCGCCTGCTATATATACAAGTAGGGCGCCGTCAATATACAATATTCAGACGCCTTCTACATATCAACATAGAAGTCCGTTGACATATGACCATAGGTCACCGTTTACTTATCAGTTAAATTATCAACATAGAGAACCTTCTACATATCAACATAGAAGTCCTTTGATATATCGTACACCGACTCAGACTAGAACGCCTAGCATCTATACGAATAGACAACCTTTAACATATGAACATAGAAGTCCTTTTACATATGACCATAGAAGTCCTTTAACATATGACCATAGAAGTCCTTCTCAAACACCTTCTACATATCAAAATAGACAACCTTTAATATATGACCATAGGTCACCTTATAGAAGTCCATTTACTTATCAACATAGGTCACCATTTACTTATGACCATAGGTCACCTTCTACATACGATAATAGAGAACCTAGTATCTATCAGCATAGAAGTCCAGACACCTATCAGCATCAAAGTCCGTTGACATATGACCATAGGTCGCCATTTAGAAGTCCTTCAATCTATCAACATCAATCGCCTAGTACATATGACCATAGGTCGCCATTTAGAAGTCCTTCAATCTATCAGCATCAATCGCCTAGTACATATGACCATAGGTCACCCTATAGAAGTCCTTCAATCTATCAACATCAATCGCCTAGTATATATGACCATAGGTCACCATTTAGGACGCCAATAATTGTTAATACACAAAACTCAAGAAATGCACGAACACCTTATGCATTTGTAGCTGAAGATACTACTGTCGCAGAGGTATCAGGCAACATGACATCAACGAATTCTTCTTTTAATTCTTCAGTGACTATGATAATAAAAGTCACAAGGTCAACAGGAACTACTAGTGGTCGTCATAACATGAATGTTGGTATTTTTGTTTCTGGAGGGGGTACCGGTGGTACCCTTAGATGGAAAGATGGCACCGGTCTTTCGGCCAGTACAGTGTATCAGATTACTTACGGTTCTAGCGGCATAACCTACACAGGAACAAATGTACAAAGTAATTGTTATGAACTCGAAGACTTAGCAGCAGATAATTATACAGTTAGACTGGAAGATAGTATCAGCGCACCAGGAAGCAACAACGGATTACAATCAGGAAATACTTTACCTGTCGGTACAAGTGCTTCGCCTGCCACAGGGGTGACCACCAATTCTACTGGAAAACAAGCTGTATATACAATAACTTCTATAGGTAGTTTTGTGACTGGAATGATAGGTTCATTTAAAATTCACTTTGAACATTCTACTCATCAAAATTATACATATGAATGTGATATAGGATATTCAGTGCAAGACAATAGTGGTCTGGGAGGTCCTAACTTACCCGAGTAAGGAAAAATAATATGCCAGTAGGACAACAACCATACATATACCAACATCCGATTGCTACACAGGTGCAACAGTCGGCACAAGAACCTGTTATTAGAAATAAACAACATCCGTTTGAGAGAAATCGACAGCATCAAGCACAACAACCTACTATTAAAAATAGACAGCATCCGTTTGAAAGAAATCAGCAGGAAAGTAATCAACAACCCAATATTAGAAACAAACAACATCCGTTTGAAAGAAATCAGCAGGAAAGTAATCAACAGCCCAATATTAGAGACCAACAAGAACCTAATATTAGAAACAGACAAAATCCGTTTGAAAGAAATCATCAAACTCCGTATATTGCAAATCAACAAGAACCTGTTATTAGAGCCAAACAAGCGCCTAGTATAAGAGACAAACAAGCGCCTGCTCAAGAACCTAATACTAGAAGTGCTCAGTCTCCTTATCTTGCTGATGCACAAGCCAATACGCAGAATCCTTTTATTAGAAATCAGCAACAACCTACTATTAAAAATAAACAGGAATCTGTTATAAGAAACAAACAGTCTGCTTATCAAGCGAGTAAACAAACTCCGTCTATAACAAGAACACCAGCGAGTCAACAAGAACCTAATATCAGAAACGCACAAACACCTTCTATTAGACAAGCGCTTAAGAATAAACAACAACCCAATATAAGGTCACAACAAGAACCTAATATTAGAAATAAGAGAACACCGTCATCACATAACGCACAATATCTTAATACTCATAATAGACAAGACCCTTATATTAGAAGACAACCATTTACATATCCTTTCTCATATAGAAGTCCTTCTACTTACAGAAATCCTCTTATTGGTCAACAACCATATATTGCACAAGGTCAGGCGTCTTATACTTTCCAACAAAACAGACAACAACCATATGGATTCAGGTCTCCGTTTATATTTCAAACAACAGAGAACTCTAATAGACCAATAACACCAGTTGCAAAAGTGAAAGGAGTCTTTATAAAAGATAGTGATGGTGTTGTAAAAGCTTCAACTAAAGTCTTTGTCAAGAAAGATAGTTCAACAGTTGAGAAAATTCATCAGGTACCTGCAACACCGTTTGACGAATAGGATGACTAAATAGTAATATGGCTATAATCGCAAATTTATTTATCGACCAGGGAACAGACTTTACAGTTGCTGTAGATGTTTCCGATGCAACAGGAGAGGCTTTGAATCTCTCTGGTTATTCATCAGCAGGACAAATAAGAAAGACATACGGTTCTTCAACCATATCTGCCACATTCGCTACCAGTAATGAGAACGCTACAGGTAAAGTGACATTATCTTTGACTGATACTCAAACATCATCATTAGAACCTGGAAGATATGTGTATGATATGAACATAACAAGTGCTGGTGGTATAACAACTAGAGTTGTAGAGGGTCAAGCAATCGTCACACCAGGAGTAACCAGATAATGGCAATAAAAGGCGTAGTATCAAGAGTCGCTACTATAGGTGGCGTATTATCAAACACAACAAATCTAAGAGCAAAACAAGTGACTGTTGGTGCCCAAGGTGGCGCAACAGACTTATCTGCTAAATCTATCAATGAACTTTCAGATGTAAATGCAACTGAAACAGATGACGGTCTTCTCTCATATGACCAGTCAACTGATAAGTGGACAACTACCACTACGATAGACGGCGGAACATTCTAAAACACTAAATAATAGTACAAATCAAGGTTGTCGACCAGTGAGACAACGACCCTCATTGTGAGAGGACAGTTCTATATTATGTAATCACGACTCAGGAGTGCTGAGTCACAACAATTAATTTAATTTTTATAGGAAAATAAAAATGGCAACAGTAATTCAAATCAAAAGAAGTACAGGCGCATCTGCTCCGGCGATATCAGATTTATCGGAAGGTGAATTGGCGTATGTACAAGATAGAAGTAATTCTGGTGCATCTGCTAAACTATTCATCGAATCAGTAGATTCAGATAATTCTACAGCCCTAATCCATGCGATTGGTGGTAAGTATTATACTGATATGCTTGCTGGTTCTTCAGCAACACCTGCTAACTTTAAAGTTGGTAATGGTTCTACTGCTGGTGCAACTTTACAAATCATGGAAGATTCCGATAATGGAACAAACTTCGTTGGTCTTAAAGCTGCAGATACTCTTGGTTCTTCAGTAACCTTCACGCTACCTAGTGCTGATGGTTCTGCTAACCAAGTTATAGGAACAGATGGTAACGGAGTACTTTCTTTCGTATCAACAACTTCAACCCTTGCTGGTGGTAGTGATGTAAATATCACATCCGCAGGTGATGGTGCAATGTTATTATATGATACAGGAACATCAAAATGGATTGACAATGTAATGTCTGGTGACGCCACTATGGCCGACACAGGTGTTATGACAATCGCAAACAACGCTATCAACGCTGCTAAATTAGCAGATGATGCAGTAGATACTGCAGCTATCTTAGATAGTAATGTGACATTAGATAAGATTAACTTCTTTGTAGACGAAGACAACATGGCTTCTAACTCAGCAGTTAAAGTTCCTTCTCAACAATCAGTAAAAGCATATGTAGACAGTAGTGTAACCGCTTCAGACTTAGATATGGCTGGTGACAGTGGAACAGGTGCAGTAGACTTAGACTCTCAGTCACTAACAATCGCTGGTACAGCAAACGAGATTGAAACATCAATGTCAGGACAAACTTTAACAGTTGGTCTTCCAAACAATGTGACAGTCGCAAATAACTTAACAGTTTCAGGAAACTTAATATCAGACGATATTACAACTGCAACTTTAACAACATCTGGTAACTTAACAGTCACAGGAAACTTGGCAGTTAATGGTACTACAACAACAGTAAACTCAACAACAGTAAATATCGCTGACCCTGTATTCGAAATTGGTTCAGATAGTTCAGACGATAACCTAGACAGAGGTATTAAATTTAAGTACAACTCCGGTGGTGCTAAAATTGGTTTCTTTGGTATGGATGATACAGATGGTTCTTTTGTCGCTCTAACAAGTGCAACAGATAGTTCTTCAGTATTCTCTGGTACTGCAATGGCTGGTAAATTCGGAAACTTAAGTCTTGCTAACGCAACGATGAGTGGAAGTATTGACAACTATGCAGGCTCAGCTCCTACAGATGGTCAAATCTTAATTGGTGACACATCTTCAGGTTTAATGGACAAAGCAACTCTTACTGCTGGTGATGGTATTGATATCACTAACGGTGCAGGTGCAATTACGATTGCAGCTGAAGTATCTACAGCATCTAACTTAGGTTCTGTAATTGTCGCTGCTGGTGAAGGTATGGATGTAGCGTACTCAGGTGGTACAGCAACCATTACTGGAGAAGATGCAACAACATCTAATAAAGGTATCGCTAGTTTTGCTAGTGCTAACTTTACAGTATCAAGTGGTGCAGTTACCATTACTGCTATTGACGGTGGAACATTTTAATTAATATTCTTTAACATACTTTCAATAGGAGATAGAAATGGCAACAGTTATACAGTTTAAAAGAAGTTCGACTCAGAACGCAGTTCCTAGTACTGGTGATTTATCACTAGGGGAATTGGCTGTCAATACTTATCACGGTAGATTTTATACCGAGAAGAATGATGGTTCTGCTGCTGTTGTAGAGATTGGGTCTAACCCAAAAACTCTACAAATTAATGACGCTATAACATTTCCAACCAGTGATGGTTCAAATGGACAAGTTCTTCAAACCAATGGTTCAGGAACAGTTTCATTTGCAACCTTAGGTGGTTCAGGTGTTTCAATTTTCAAATACACCGTTTCGGGTAACCAAACTGTATTTACAGGTAATGATGATGACAGTAATGCATTGTCTTACACTGTAGGTTCAGAACAGGTATTCCTTAATGGTGTTAAGTTAATTGATGGTGGTGCAGATTATACTGCAACAAACACAACGACAATCACACTGGCAGAAAATGCAATTGCAGGTGATACATTAGAAGTAGTAGCAGTTACCGCTGCTAATTTAGTGCAGGGATACTATACAAATAGTGTCTTTAGTGCAACTACTGCTAATCAAGTATTATCAAGTAATGCAGTTACCAATAAAGGTATTAAATATGTTCTTACTGCCACTCATGCGAGTGCAGGAACACATTCAGCCGAAGTATTATTAATCAATGATGGATCCAATGCATATTTCGTTCAATATGGCGATATATTCAGTACGGCTTCATTATTTTCGTTGACAGCTGATGTTGATTCAGGAAACATGAGACTCTTATGTACACCTGCTAACACCAACACAACGGTTAATACTTTCCAAATAAGACAATCATAGGGGGATAGAAAATGGCTATAACAAGAAGTTTTAAACTCGCTGAATTCATCCGTCACATGTCTTATAACTCTAGTACAGATAGGTTAGAAACAGATAAAGAAATTCAAGACGAGAATACAACAACAGGTGGTATCACTAAAACTGCTACTACTGAATTCTCACTTGATAACTTTGCTCATGCTACCTATAGAGCTGCGAGATATATCGTGGCGATGTCAGAGGGAAGTAATTTCCACTCAACAGAGATAATGTTAGTACACGATGGTTCTACCGTGACATTAACACAATACGGAACGCTTAAAGATACTAACTTAGCGACATTTGATGCAGACATTAATGGAGACAATGTTAGACTACTATGTACACCGGCGGGTACAAACTCAACGGTTATTAAGTTTAACAGAACTACAGTCGAAGCTTAAATTCAGTAATATATTATGAAAAGGGGGACTTCAGAGTCCCCTTTTTTTGTCGGTAGAGAAATTACATAAATAACACCATGGCATCGAAAGTAAAATTTTTCGCAGATTTAGGTGTACAGTCAAAACTAAACACCCAAGTAGATGGCGATTTAACAGTTGCAGGTGACTTAACGGTTACAGGGACAACTTTAACAGTTAATTCTACAACAACATCTGTTGGCGACTCAATGTTTGAGTTTGCAAATCAAAATACTAGTTCAGACCTAATCGATATTGGTTTCTACGGAAACTACAACGATGGTTTATCAGACGGCAATGCTTCAGAATACACAGGACTATTCAGAGATGCAACTGATTCAACATGGACATTATTTGATGGACTAGAAGTAGAACCAGGAACAACAGTTAATACTAGTGGTTCTGGTTATGCACTTGCTGATTTAAAACTTGGAGACTTAACTTCTTCAACACTAACAGCAGGTGGATTACTATATCCAACTTCAGATGGTTCTAACAACCAAGTCTTAATGACTAATGGTTCTGGTACTTTGTCTTTCCAAGATGCTGGTTCAGGTTTAACATCTGGTACAGTCACTACAACTTCTACTACTATCACAAATTTAGATACGATGGCAATTGCAAGTTATAGAGGTGCAAAATATACTATAACAGTCTCAGACGCTACTGGTGGCGATTATGAGATAACAGAGGTTCATGTAATACACGATGGTACTAACGCAAGTATAACGCAGTTTGGTACAGTCCTACAAGGTACATCTAGTGAGTTAGGAAGTTTCTCAGTAGATATCAACTCAGGCAATCTCAGATTGAGAGTCACTTCTGCCAGTACAAACTCCACAGTTTATAATTTTAAGCGAATAGACCACGCTGTATAAATTAGTTATAACTAATTGAATTTTATTAGGGAAAATGAGGTCTTTAGAACGACACCAATCTATAAATAATAGTATTAATTACTAATACTTTTACAAAAGGACACAAGAAATGGCAACAACACAAACATTTGTAATCGAGTATGGGTTATCAGTAGGGTCATCTGAAGTCATTAATTCAAGTGGAAAAATCGTACCAGGTGCGTTATCCAATGTGGATTCAGATGATATATCAGAGGGTTCAACAAATCTGTATATGACTACTTCAAGATTCAACTCTTCATTTGATACGAGACTATCTAACGCCACCATTGATGGAGGCACTATCTAATGACAAGTAAAAATTTCATAATCAAAAATGGTCTAACAGTAGGAACTACTGAGGTCATAACATCTGCTGGTTTAATTACTGGCGCAGCTGTCAACGAGGCAGTTGACGATAGAGTTGATTCTCTATTAACTGCTGGAACAGGTATTTCATTAACATATGATGACGCTGCTGGCACACTAACAATTAACGGACAACAAGGTGACATCACAGGTGTGAACGCTGGTGCTGGTTTAACTGGTACTGCAAGTTCAGGTGATGCAACACTAAACATTGGTGCTGGTACAGGTATTACTGTAAATGCAGACGACATTGCAATCAACTTCAAAGATGAAGACAACATGGCATCTAACTCAGATGTTCATGCCGCTACTCAACAATCAATCAAAGCATATGTTGATGCATCTGTTGCCGCTAAAGATAATACAGACGAAATAACAGAAGGTTCAAGTAACCTATACTACACAAACGAAAGAGTAGATGACAGAGTTAATGCATTAATAGTTGCTGGAACAGGAATTACATCTACATATGATGATTCCGCTGGAACACTTACACTTAATGGACAAGTTGGTGATGTGACAAGTGTTGTTGCAGGAACTGGTTTAACAGGTGGTGGAACAAGTGGCGATGTCACTGTAAATGTTGTTGCAGGTAATGGTCTTATCGCAAACGCAGACGATGTGACAATCGATACTTCGATAACAGCAGATTTAAGTACCGCACAAAACTTAACAAACAAAACAATAACGACTCCAATTCTAAATGGAACAGTTTCGGGTACTGCTGTCTTAGACCAAGACAACATGTCTTCTAATAGTAATACTCATCTTGCAACGCAACAAAGTATTAAGGCATATGTAGACGCTTCAGTTGCAGGTAAAGATAATACAGACGAAATCACTGAAGGTTCATCAAATCTATACTTTACAAATGAAAGAGTAGACGATAGAGTAAGTGGTTTACTAAATGCTGGTGTCAATGTCGCTATGACATATGACGATGCAAATAATAGTTTAGAGATTAGAGTACCTTACGAGAATATACAAGATACAGTTGGTACTCAGTTTGCAACCAACGGTTCACACACTGGTCTTACAGCAACTTACGATGATGCTGGTGACGGTGCAATCGACCTTGCAGTATCAACATCACATGTTAGGGGTTTAATATCTGCTGGGGGAGATTTATCATACGATAACTCAACTGGTGTAATTAGTTTCACAAACGATGCTGGTGATATTTCTTCAGTAGTTGCTGGAACTGGTATGACTGGTGGGGGAACTGCTGGTGATGTGACAGTTAATGTTATTGGGGGAGACGGTATTACTGCAAACGCAAATGATATCGCATTATCTTCTTCAGTCGCTGGTAATGGTCTTTCATTCTCAAGTGGTGTTCTTGCAGTAGGGGTTGACGATAGTTCAATCGAATTAGACTCAGATGCAGTTCAAGTAAAAGCACTTGGTATTACGAATGCCATGTTGGCAGGGTCAATCAATGAAGGTAAACTTGCAGGTGGCATTACAAATGCGAAACTTGCTAACTCAGCAATCACTATTGATGGTACAGCAGTATCACTTGGTGGTTCAATAACTACAACAAATACACAATTAACAACAGAACAAGTCGAAGACATTGTTGGTGGTATGTTAGATGGTACTGAAACAGGTATATCTGTATCATATGACGATACAGATGGTAATCTTGACTTTGTGATTGGAACTGACGCTATAACAAATGACATGTTGGCAGGTTCTATCAATCAATCTAAACTTGCAGGTTCAATTGCAAACGCAAAACTTGCTAATAGTACGATAACAATCGATGGTCAATCAGTTGCATTGGGTGGTTCAGTCACAACAACTAACACTCAATTATCAACAGAGAATGTGCAAGATATCGCTGGGGCGATGTTCTCAAGTAATACTGAAAGTGGTATTACTGCAACATATCAAGATGCAGATGGTACAATCGATTTGAATGTTAATGATCCAACAATATCCTTGACAGGCGATGTGACAGGTTCTGCTACAATGACCAACTTAGGTGATGTTAGTATCTCTGCTACAGTCGCTGCTAACTCAGTTGCACTTGGAACAGACACAACAGGTAATTATATTGCCGCTGTAAGTGCAGGAACTGGTATCTCAGTAAGTGGTTCTGGTGAGGGCGCAACATCAACAGTATCTATTGGACAGGCAGTTGGTACTTCAGACAATGTTGAATTTGGAAACTTAGTTCTTTCAGGCAACTTAACAGTTAATGGTACAACAGTAACCAACTCTTCAACAAATACAACTATCGAAGACCAACTTATAGAGTTAGGGACAGGTAATAGTGGTTCTGCTTCAGGCGATGCAGGTTTTGTTATTGAAAGAGGAAGTGATGCCAATGTATTTATTGGTTGGGATGAAAGTGCTGATGCAGTCACATTCGGAACAGGAACATTTACAGGTGCATCAAGTGGTGATTTAACGATTACACCAAGTGCAGTAAACACTGGCGCATTGACAATTACAAATGCAACAAACAGTGGTGGCACAGCGAGAAACATATATCAGTCAACATCAGCTCCAGGCGGAAGTGATGGCGCAGTTGGCGATTTATGGGTTCTTTACTCTTAATAAATAGAATAGTATTTTAAGGACTATATAATATGGCGACAGGCTCACAAAAGGTAAAAACACCAACCGGTTGGAATAGCACCCGAGGTGCATGGGTAAAAACAGACTCAGGCACATGGAAAGCTGCAGACCAGATTTATGTGAAAACACCTACAGGTTGGAATAATGCTTCTGGACAACAGAGTGTTCAACAACCTTATCCTTATATCGCAAACGCACAAGAACCCAATATAAGAAACAAACAGAATCCTTATCCTTATATTGCTAATGCACAAGAACCCAATATAAGAAACAAACAGAATCCTTATCCTTATATTGCTAATGCACAAGAACCTAATATTAGAGATAGAAGACAACCTGCGATTTATCAAAATCCAGTAAATGCACAAGAACCTAATATAAGAAATCAACAAGAACCAAATATTAGGTCACAACAAGAACCTAATATTAGAGATGGTAGACAACCTGGTACATATCAACATAGGTCGCCTTCTACATATAGAGACCCTAGAACATATCAGAATCCTTCTACATATCAACATAGAAGTCCGTTGACATACAACCATAGAAGTCCGTTGACATATCAACACAGGTCACCATTTACTTATGACCATAGAAGTCCGTCAACATATAGTAATAGGCAACCTAGTACATATGACCATAGGTCACCTTATAGAAGTCCGTTTATCTATCAACATAGAAGTCCGTTGACATATGACCATAGAAGTCCGTTGACATATCGTAATCCGTTTACTTACAATCACAGGTCTCCTTTAACATATGACCATAGGTCACCTTATAGAAGTCCATTTACATATGACCATAGAAGTCCGTTGACATATGACCATAGGTCACCTTATAGAAGTCCGTTTATCTATCAACATAGAAGTCCGTTGACATATCAGCATCAGTCGCCAAGTATCTATCAGAATCCAAGTACTTACAATCATAGAAGTCCGTTGACATATCAGCATCAGTCGCCAAGTATTTACCAGAATCCGAGTACTTATCAGAACAGACAACCTAGTAGTTATCAGCATCAGTCGCCAAGTATTTACCAGAATCCGAGTACTTACAATAATAGACAACCTGGTACATATGACCACAGGTCACCTTATAGAAGTCCATTTACCTATCAACATAGGTCACCGTTTACATATGACCATAGGTCACCCTTTACATATCGTAATCCGTCTACTTATGACCATAGGTCGCCTTCTACATATAATCATAGGTCACCGTTTACATATGACCATAGACAACCTAATATCTATCAACATAGGTCACCTTATATATACCAGGCAAGAGAACCGAATAATGCTAGACAACCATTAAATGCTAGAAATCCTAGTATATACGGTGCAAGACAACCTAACACATATAATCATAGGTCGCCTAGTACATACAACGCAAGACAACCAAACTCTGCTAGAAACCCATTTAGTGCAAGAGCTCCTTTCACTTATAATGCTAGACAACCTAACGCTGCTAGAAACCCATTTAGTGCAAGAGCTCCTTTCACTTATAACCATAGAACGCCTTCGATTGCAAACAATCGGTCACCTGCAGCTTATTCATTCAGAAATCCGTTTACCTTTGGTGGTGGCGGAGGCGGCGGAGGTTGCTTCGCTCCAGGTTCAATGATATGGTTAGGCGATGGTTCACATGCACCTATCGAGTCATGTGTTGTTGGTCAATGGGTCATGTCTTGGAACGAAAGTACTAAATTACTTGAACCTAAGAGAATACAAAAAATTAATCCTCAACCAATCAGTTCTATATGGGATATAACATTCTCAGATGGTAGAATTCTACAGATGACTGATACTCACCCATTGATGCTAAGTAATGGCGAATGGGGTGCATTTGATGTTGAGAAATCAGTCAAAGAACATAGTTGGATGGAAGATATAGAAACACATGAACTTACAGTTGGAGATAGTATATTCAGTATGTTAGATGGCATAATGTTTGATAGACAAGATGAGATAGGATTAGAGATAGTATCAGTAGAAGAACATTCAGAAATGGAAGTTTATAACTTAACTGATATTGAAGATAACTCGAACTTTTTTGTTAATGGTATGTTGGCGCATAACTTTAACAATCAAGGCGTACCGCAACTTGGAAAGTAGGAAATGAAGATGTCTATAATCAAATTAAAAGAAAGGAGTAAAATCTAATGCCACAGCAACCTTTAATTGGGCATACTCAATCGCCAAGTACTTCTAATGTGCAAACTCCGTCTATTGCTAATGGTCAGCAACCTTATACCGGTCAACAACCGTTTACATATCAATCGCCTTATATTGCGAGTGGTCAACAACCCTATACTGGTCAACAACCTTATACTTTCCAGAGTCCGTACATTGCGAATAATCAACAACCTAATATTAGAAATTATCAGTCGCCTTACAGCGCTCACCATCAACAACCTTATACATATCAGAATCCTTATACTTTCCAGAGTCCGTATATTGCAAGTGCTCAACAGCATCTACCAAATAGAAGTGCTCAGCATCCTGTTATTAGACACGCACAAGAACCAAATATTAGGACAAACCAAGAACCTAATATTAGAGACAGACAAACACCTAGTAATGCTCAGCAACCTACAATTAAGAACAAACAAGAACCTAATATAAGAAACATTCAACAGTCTGCTCAAGAACCAAATATAAGAAACTTCCAGACTCCTTACATTGCTAACGCACAAGCGGCTAGTGCAGCTCAAGAACCTAATATCAGAAATGCACAAACACCTTATATTGCAAACAGACAAAACACTTCTAATGCACAACAACCTAATATCAGAAGTCAACAAGAACCTAATATTAGAAACAGACAAACAACTAGTAATGCTCAAGAACCTAATATCAGAAGTCAACAAGAACCTAATATTCGTTCAGCACAACAGTCAGCACAAGAACCAAACATAAGGTCACAACAAGAACCTAATATTAGAAACAAACAACAGACTGCTCAACAACCTACTATTAAGAATCAACAAGAGCCTAATATTAGAGATGGTCAGTCACCTAGTAATGCACAACAACCTAATATCAGAGCTCAACAAGAACCTAATATTCGTTCAGGTCAAACGGTAACGCAACAACCTAATATTAGAGATGCACAAACACCTTATATTGCAAACGCACAAAATCCGTTTATTAGAAATGCACAAGAACCTAATATCAGAGCTCAACAAGAACCTAATATCAGAGCTCAACAAGAACCTAATATTAGAAACAGACAAACAACAGCAAACTATCAGAATCCTGTAAATGCTCAGAATCCGTTTATAAGAAATAATCAGACTCCATTTACATATGACCATAGAAGTCCGTTGACATATGACCACAGGTCTCCTTTAACATATGACCATAGAAGTCCGTTTACTTACAGACATCCTGCAAATAGTCAGACACCTCTTACATATCAACATCAGAGTCCTTCTACATATGCTAGACAAGGTCAGACACCAACGACTTATCAACATAGAAGTCCTTCTACATATGCAAGACAAGGTCAAACACCAACGACTTATCAACATAGGTCGCCTAGTACATATGCTAGACAAGGTCAAACACCTGTTATCCGTTGGGATGGTTCATTGTCACAAACATGGCCAGGAACACCTGTTAATTCCTAATCACTAAATATTAGTGTAGAAATTAAGGAACTATATTATGAGCGTAAAATCAGACTCACTCGAGCACACAAAGGAACTTCTCAAAGATTGGGATCCAGCAGATAAGAACACACATGTTCAGTTGGGTTCTTTTAATGTGAAAGAAGATTATAAAGATACAGAGGCATATAAATCTTTAAAATGGGTGACAGAGAACAGAACAGGAAAACTAAAACAGGTCAAATGGGGTGATATGACCAAGTTAATCAAGGAACAAAAGTTTCTTGGTTGGAACAAATTACAGTCTCATTCATGGGCATATCATTACTTTCTTTCTAAAGGATATACTGCACCACCTCAAAATCCAAAACCAGGAATTGCAGGTATGGATTTCAAAAATTCAAACGATGAATATCAAAAGATAGAAGAATTTACAGATACTAAGTTAAGCGAACAACAAGATTCTAGTCTTAATGCTGTGTATTATCATGGTGCAAAGGCACATTGGTTAGTCGATAGTATCAGAAAAGAAGGTCTATGGAATGCAATTCAAGGTACTGTATCTACAGCAGGCATGAACTCCAGAGATGAACGAATGTATCAGTTATCTATACACCCAGGTTCTGTTCGTTCAGGTGTTTTTGAAACTATGAATGACCCAGACTTAGATTTATGGATATGGGATAACCACGATGCTATACCTCTTCCAGAAACACCCATAGATGAAATGATTGACGAAATGAAGTCGCAACTTGTAGAAAGAAATGCAGACCACTACTCAATGTCGTTTTCATTCACTCGTGGATATTTAGAAATACATAGTGACTTATTGAAGATGAACTTCAGAGGAGATGTGACAGACTTCAATAAAAAAGTAAATAAACTTTCTGCTGGCAAACCCTTGACAATCTATGTCGGATATGATAGTAGACACAAAGACATTGCAGAACTAAGTGCTAAATGTCTTAAGAGTAGTATATTATTTGGAGCAGGTCACGGTGATATACACGACATATTAGGAGATTGGACTCCTGAAATAAAGTTTCTTGACATATCAAAGATTCCAGAGTATAATAGAGAGTATGCAGCTCAATCAACAGAGTTCACATATAGTAGATTCTTAATTCCTTACTTAGAAAATTATGAAGGATTTAGTATTTTTATTGATGATGATATACTATTCAATGAAAGTATTTTACCAATGTTCTACTACTTAGATTTAGATGATGCAGTTGCATGTGTTCAGTATGATTTTGATACTTATGCTGAAACAAAATTTAACGGTGAAAAGAATGTATCTTATCCTAAAAAACTTTGGTCATCATTAATGATATTTAATAATGGTCATGAAGACTGTAAGAAACTTACACCAGAAGTTATCAATACTGAAAGTGGTAAATATCTACATCAATTCGAATGGACAGATAAGATATCAGAAATACCAGAATGGTATGTTATAACTGAGGGGCATGATACACAGGAAGAAAAGTGGCGTGCTTGTGCTATACATTATACTAGAGGCGGTCCTTGGATTGAAGGTATGGATACTTCTGAAATAGAACACCTAAATATGTATGAAAGATTTAAAAATAAACATCAAAACTAAATTATGGAGTTGTTATGAATATGTTAATTTATTGTGAGAATGGTCATCTCACTATTAGAAAACCAAATGGCCTAGAATGGAGACATGATAATGTCGATAAACCTAATTTAGGTTTTGAGTATGATGTTCTTATCTATGATGACATAGAAGTCAAAATCATGGAGTGGAAAGACAATGTTCAGTTTGATGAACAAGAAAAAATTGCATTAACAGATGTCGAGTTAGATGCAATCGAAAACTACATTGAAAATTCTGTTCCACCTTCCGATGTGACATTATCCAATCAATACAGTCAACAAATTAATGATGTTGGTAGAAATTACTTAGACCAACAAATAGAATCTTATGGATTCGAAAGTCTGGTAGATGTTATGGCTGCAGGTAGAGATGGTTCAAATCATCCTTTAAGGTCAGATGCACGAAGAGTTCTTGAATACTATGATGTATTGTGGAACATTTATGTAAATGTTATGAATGATGTAAAATCAACTAGAGAAGATTTACTTCCAGATGTAGAAGAATATATTAATAGATTTCCAACACCACAAAAATCATTAATCGAGTAGTTTATGTCCTTAGAAATAGTCAAGGTAGATAAAGCTTTTACTATTAAAGACTTTCCGTTAGGAAATAAAGTCTATGTGATAGATGATTACTTAGAAACTTCTACACATCGATGGATTCATCATAAAACTTCTGAAGGTCCTAGATGGTCTAAACAAAATCAAGTAAATGCACAACATCCTACAGGTTTACCTCATCATCAACTTTGGGGTGCATCATTCTTTAAAACAGATGATTATGGTAATCCAAAAATGGAAGATGGAGAAACAGATGTCACTGTAGAACATGCTAGATGGTTGAATAGAAAGATATGTACAGACTTTGGTTTTAAGTGGAAAAGATTTCAGTATATGGGAACTAATTCTCAGACTCATGGTCAACATGGTACAACTCATTGTGATTGTGATGAAAAAGATGAATGGAACTTGTCATTTTTATATTACTACAATAAATTCTGGAATCCTGCATGGGGTGGCGATTTAAGATTTTATGATAAGGGTGTTTATCAAGCTGGTTTAGATGGAAGAGAAGAACATATAGAAAAACATTCTATAGGAAGTATAGAGTTTAAACCAAACAGATTATTAATGTTTGATGGAAGAATACCACACGGTGCAGATGCGCCGACAGAACGAGCTCGATATGCAGATAGATGTTCTATCGTACTTAGGGGTGACGAGATAGAACTAGTGAATAAGGAAGAATTTTATAATGCCAACGATAGATTTTACTACATTTAACGAAGAGAGTCTTAGAGACTGGAAACCAGTTCTTGCTAAATCACTAAGTCCTGATTGGTGGAAAAAGATGAAAGTCTTTCAACACGATAGAGGACAAAGAATACAGACTATTCGTGCTTGTCCGGCAATGGACGATTGGTTAAAATCTGGTTGGTACATTCTTGCGAATAGAGATATGGAAGTTGTTTTTGATAACGGCAAAACATATACTCAAGAATTTGGTGAAGAGGTTGCACAATCTCAAGCATCTCCTTCTCATCCTGCAGCTCAGTTTGCACACTCATTCAGTTATTTGGGAGAAGAAGGTCCAATTAAAGATGCATTTAAAATGAGAAATGCTTGGAATATAATAACGCCAAAAGGTTATTCTTGTTTCTATTTAGACCCCTTTTTATTTCAAAACAATCATTTTGCAACATGGCAAGGTGTTATAGATACAGATGACTTTAATATCAATCAAGACAATTCACAAATTATTTTCTATCCTAAAGTTAGTCATTCTTTTGTTATACCAAAAGGAACTCCCCTAGTTCAAGTTATACCTTTCAAAAGAGAAGAATGGGTATCGACTTATCAGTTAAAAGACACTGCTGGATGGCACAAAGATAGAACCGAAGAAAGAATACAAGAACTTCCTGGCATGGAACAAGTAAACAGAGAGAAGTACGATAAACTGTTAAAAGAGAAACCCAATAATATGGGTGCATATAGAAGTGAAGGACATTGGAAACAAAAAGGTAAGAATTTTAAAGAAATGGAACCTCCACCAGAGTGTCCGTTTCATAAAGGAGAAGTAGATGGCGATTAAACTATTTAGTCCAGCAGTAATTTGTGTTAGAGAATGGTTATCTAATCCAGAAGACAAAGTAGAAGGATTAACACCAGAGTACTTTCAAATGTTGAAGGATGAAATGGATGCTATGAGAACTAGAGACCGTGAAGGTAGAAGAAGGTCTAATAAAGGTCTTGGTTGGCAATCAAACGATGGTATCGATAACAATCCAATATTCAATAAGTTGATGAGACAAATTAAAAGAACAGTGACAGAAGAGATTATGGGTTATTGTGGATTTGAAAGAGGAACTGCTCAATGTGTTATGCATAACTCATGGGGAAACATAAACTATCCAGGTGGATATAATGCACCACATTTACATAATGGTTGTACTTATTCTGGTGCATGTTATATTAGAGCAGACGGAGACGAGGGAGATATTAAGTTTATAGAAACAACTAAACACTATGTAGGAATGGCTTTATCGACACCTAGAATGGAAGAATCTTGGGGGTGGCAACCAAAAACTGGAGACATACTTTTATTTCCTAGTGGTTTGATGCATATGGTCGAACCCAACACTACAGATAAAGATAGATATAGTATATCGTTTAATATAGAGATTTCACAACCCAATGGAGAAATTCTCATTGAAGAGAATGGCGAAGAATGGCATAAAGAAAACATCGGTTTAGTGTTCAAAACAGATAGATTTGGTAAGCTGATACAGTAGTTAGTTTCATAAATAACACTATGGATATAGTCATAGACCCACACTTACTTTGGAATATTGTTCTTACTGTTGTAGTAGTTCCTGTCGGATGGATGATTCGAGGAATCTTTGCTGAACAAAAGAGAATGGATATTCTTATCAATAAAACAAGAGAAGAAATCGCCAAGGATTATGTCACTAGAGAACAGATGGAGAAGTCTTTTCAGAGAATTATCGACTCTATAGAGCGTATAGATGAGAAGATAGATAGACTACAAACAAAAACTTTTTTCCAAGATTAGAATTCATATAAATAGTAGTATAAACAGGAAATACTACTATGGCAACTCCAAACAGTAAAGCAACATTTAAAGAGTACATCAAAAGAAAACTTGGTGCACCTGTTCTGGAAATCAACATCGATGAAGACCAGTTTGATGATAGAATAGACGAAGCACTTCAATACTTCTACAATTATCATTACGATGGAACGATTAAATGTTATCTAAAACATCAAATGACAGGCACTAAAAAAACTCAGATGAAGAGTGATGAATCATTCACTGAAAGCGCAGCTGGTACTCACGCATATACAGACGAACAATTCAAACAACAACAAAATTACATTGTTCTTCCAGAGTTTGTTATGGCAGTTATGAACATATTTCCATTCAATGATAAGTCAGCACTCAACATGTGGGACATTAGATATCAGTTAAGATTGAATGATTTATATAGTATGAACGCTACTAACATGTTGCATTATGAGATGGTTCAACAACAGATTCAAACAATGAATCATATTCTTATTGGTAGAACACCAATAAATTACAATCAACATCAAAACAGATTATACTTACACATGGACTCAAACTTTGTACATGAAGGTGAGTATATTGTTATTGAATGTTATAGAAAGATAGACCCAAATAACTTTACAGATGTATACAATGACATGTGGTTGAAAAAATATGGAACTGCATTATGTAAATATCAGTGGGGAGAGAATCTATCTAAATTCTCAGGTATCGCATTACCAGGTGGTGTGACACTAGACGGACAACAGATGAAACAAGAGGCACAAGAAGAAATAACAAGACTCGAAGAAGAGGCAAGACTAAATCATGACATGTTACCTATGGACATGATGGGTTAATAGATTATGGCAACAAATGTATTTTTTAATCATGCAGTAAATTCTGAACAACATCTCTATGAAGATTTGGTTGTTGAGTCTTTAAGAATGTATGGTCACGAGACAATGTATCTACCTCGACAAGTTATCGAAGAAGATAGTATACTCAATGAAGATGTACAATCTAAATTCGGTGATGCATACTCAGTTGAGATGTATATTGAAAATACAGATGGTTTTGAAGGTGAAGGCGACCTTATGTCTAAGTTTGGTTTACAGATTAGAGACCAAGCGACCTTTGTTATATCATTGAGAAGTTGGGAAAGATTTATCTCACTAGACTCAAACCTTGCAACATCATTTAGACCAAACGAAGGAGATTTAATCTACTTCCCTCTTAGTGGTTCTATGTTTGAAATTAAATTTGTAGAACATGAAGACCCATTCTATCAAGTGGGTAAACTGTTTGTGTTCAAACTAAGATGTGAACTATTCGAATACAGTCAAGAAGATTTCGACACTGGAATTGGCGACATAGACTTGATAGAAGATGAACAAGCATACTCATTGAATATGACAATGAACAATGGAAACAATACAGACTATCTTGCAAATGAAACTCTCGCCCTAAATGGTACAGTTGTTGCAGAAGTTGTATCTTGGCATCAACCAACAAGTAAACTACTCGCAAAAGATATCACAACAACACTACAAGTTGGCGATATATTAAATGGTGCCAATGGTGCAAACTTTACTATCGCATCTATAGACGATAGAATGACATTCAATAATGATGCAGCTGCTCAGAACTTAGACTTTGAGAATAAAGATTCATCATACTTAGACTTATCAGAAACAAACCCATTTGGTGAACCATAATGTTCGGTACATATTTTTACAATGAAACTATTAAACGATGCGTATCAGTATTTGGCACGATGTTTAATAACATTCAGTTTAAGAAAGTTAAGGCAGACGGAACAGTCTTATCTTCTCCTATGGTGCCTATATCATATGGTCCCAAACAAAAGTTCTTAGATAGAATTGCTGAAGAGGCGAATCTATCAGATAGAAATAGGAGTGCAATATCGTTGCCAAGGATGGCATTTGAATTGACAGGTTTTGAATATGATGTTCAAAGACAACAGAACAAACTTATAAGGGCAGTCAAACCTATAATGGAAACAAATGGCAAAAAGGGTTTTCAATATGCACCTGCACCTTATAATCTAAACTTTACATTATCTATTCTAACTAAGAATATGAATGATGCATTACAAATCGTAGAACAAATACTACCTTACTTTCAACCAGAATATACAGTCACCATGAAGATGGTTGATGATATGGCAGACCATAGAGATGTACCCATAATATTAAACTCAGTATCATTTCAGGATGACTATGAGGGTTCAATGGAAGATAGAAGAGTTATAGAATACACTTTAGACTTTACAATGAAGACATACTTCTTTGGTCCTATCTACACCGGCAACATTATTAAGAATGTTATTGAAAGAACTTATATTGGCGATGGTAATAAAACATTCACATCATCAACAATAGGTGCATCAGGACTTGTTAAAGAAGTTAAACACTATGAACCTGCATTCCAAGAGTTATCAAATGCAGTAAGCAACTTAAACATAATCACTTTTCCTAGTGCGATAAATAGTAAGATAAGTGTAGGAGATGAAGTATTTGGTACTAACTTAGATACTAATCCCACAATAACAACAATTGCAGCCGGCAGAGAACAAATAACAGTTTCGGCTGCTGTGAATATGACCGATGCTAGTAATAAATTACTCTTTGTTGGTTCAGTCGATGCAGACGATACTTTTGTTGTTGCAGAGAATGTCACTTTCTATGATGATGGTGTCAAAGCAGATTACAGTGAAGAAAATAATAGTTAATTATGAATGAAATAGATGAAAAATTAGATGACCTTCTAAATATAGAATCGGATATCAAAGAAGAAACAAAGATAGTTAAACTTCCTTCTCGACATGAGAACATGGAAACAGATTACAAATACGCTAGAGAAAATCTAT